TGCGGCCCTATCCACACCAATGGAAGAAATCAACTCAACCAAATACATCAACGAACGCGAAACCGTAACCGAAGATGACTGGATGCAACCAGATGACGAGAGCGACATGGCAAAATCCCAGTTACATAATCTAATCAAAGACGCGCAACGTCTTGAATCCATGATTGTAGACGGAGAACAGTTGGACGCATGGGTACAAGCCAAATTAACTAAAGCACAAGACTACATCAATTCAGTACATAATTATTTGTGTGGTGAAAGAACAGAAAAAAAACACGTGGATGTTGAACTAACTGAACGTATATTTAACCGCATTAAAAATCGAATGTAATGACTGCAGATGAACTCAAATCCCGCATTCGCACATTAGCAAAACAGGTATATTCTAAATCAAAAACAGATGTACTACCCGGTGTTGTAGAATACGACGAATTAACCAAATTCCCCGAACTCAAAGCAGTGCTGGTTAATTTACTAACCCGCGAATACGACAATTTCCTTTCATCTATTGACTGGGTAGCACCTAGGCCTACCACATTCCGTATCAACTTAAAGAACGACCAAGAATTTTACCTCATTTACGGTACACGCAGTTGGATAGCACAAATTGAAGGAAAAAGATACTACCTAGCGAACCTACCAGAGGAAGAACGAGCAGCCGAGTCACTAGCACGCATATTGAGATATGGCGCTAAGGAAGCAGCAAGCGAAGACAATGACGGATTCGACAATTTCCCAGAAGAAAAACCAGCAAAACCAGCAAAAGAAGAAACACCACCAACTGAACCAGAAACACCTGAAGCATAGATGGACGTTATTGAAAAATTCCTACACAGCATAGCATATAAATTTCCGAAAGGATATATGGACATGAATGATGCACAGGATGTTATATTGTTGGAAAACGAATTAAGCAAATTAGGTATTAACTTAACCGAAAGTTCATTGTCACCAAAAGAATTGCAAAAGCCATACCCACCACGAAATGAATTTTCAAGCAAATACGCTGACCGTGGTGAGCGATTTTTAGAAAAAATACAGCAAGGTGGTGAATTTGAATTAAACGATGGTTCCACTATCGTAATTGACCCTAAGGCATCATCCGAATTAGTGGATGCACTAGACAAAAAGCAATACAGCATTTTAAACAAAGGTGCCAAAGTAATAATTGACACCAATGGCAACGCATACGGAATTACCTCATTTAAAAAAACAGAAGAATTCGGTAGCGGAGCTGGACAAGGTGGCGGAGCAGCCAACACAGCAATCCAGGAATCATCCCAAAGTGTAGTTAATTCCATAGCATATAAAATAAAAAAAGGAAACATATCCACCGAAGATTTAACCGACGAAAATATTGACAAAGCATATGAATTGAGTGATGTTTCTAGCACGTTAGACGAAGTTAAAAATTTCATCAAAAATCAAAATAGCTGGACCAACACATTCATTTTATCTGCAAATACATTATTATCCAACTATCCTAACCCAAACTTTCAACAACACCGAGGTTCCGAATTCGTCAACAAAATATACGGGGCGTTTGCTATCGCTAAGAAAAAAGCAGGCATATCGATGCAATCTGACAAATGGAACCCTGCAGACATATGGATGGTAGATACTTCCATTTTGGGTATGGAATTTCCAACCGAATTAACCGAATTAAACGCTACATTAGCCGATTTACACGCTAGTAATAAATTAATTGGCGTATCACTTAAAAAAACAGGCGCTGAAGCAAAACTAAGCACATATAATTTAAGCGCGGAAGACAAAGCAGGATACACATACGAAGGATCCGATTCCAGACCAACCAACAACAATACTGTAATATTATACAATGATGGTTCCATCACATTCCGAACATTTAATTTTGCGGGTAATTTTGCAGGTGAAATAAAAGGCAAAACAGCAGCACATGGTAAAATAGGACAGGGCGCTATCAATGACATTTTAAATTCCCTTAACCTCAACCCCCTCCCAGCTGCAGCAGAATTGCAAACGAAATTCAAATCGAACGATGCTGATTTACTGGACGATTTTTACGCTAATTATGTTAAAATAGTGGGGAATATATCACGGGAAGAATTCAATCAAATAGTGGAGGCAAAAGACTTGAACTGGTTGGTATCCAAATACCTATCTACTCGCCTAGCAAGCACAATCGAATCCCAATCTGAAACTACACAAAACGAGATCATTTCGGACATAATTAGATATGCTTCATCTACAACCAAATCAAGTTCAGTATTTGCCAAAATATCGTAATATTTACACCCATGAACAGACTAGAAAAACTTATTCGCGAAGTGCTATCTACCCCACCCAAACAAGACACATGCAATTGTGGTTGCCACGATTGTGACAATGTTGGAAATCCGGGTGTAGTTATAAACGAATCTCTAGGCACACCCATAATAATGACGGAAAATCTGCAATATCACGTGGAAAATAAATTGCCACTCACAGAGAACACGTTCCGTTATGGCTCCAAATCGTTCCTCGATTTATGGGCAGAAGCTCGCTACCTATACCTACGCGAAGCCATTCATGTAAACGATTTAGACAAAGAGATACTCACCGAAACCAATTTAGGCGAATATAGCACATTTGAGGGAAAACGAGTACCACTGGATATGCCTATGGAATATGAAAATCCATATGAGCCAATACTAGAAGATATCCAGGTGTATGGTAAAATATACGAATCAGTAAACGTAGACAATTCATATAAACTGGACGATACCAAATCAAACGAAGCCGGCAGTGAATTCATATTCACCGACAAACACGGAATCAAACGTAAATTGATGTTTTTGTTTGGCAGTAACGTTAAACTGTTATGGTTTAACCCATCCACTCAAGAATGGACAACCGACGATATACCGCGCAAATACGAAGACGAGAAAGTAATGAACACGTTTGGAATGATATTAACCAAAATGATATTGCCGAAATACGGTTCATTTAACTTACAAGCATTGAGCATGGCTCGTTACCGTTTATTTCGCGCATTGATATATAATGGGTTAGATACATCCCAATACGAGATGGGCTACGATGACGATACTAGAACAATTGACGTATATCGCATAGAGGACATCAACGAGGCAGACAAAAAAGACCCACCAATAGGCAAACCAAAACGTGGTGGAGCTGGCGGCAAGAAATACTACGTGTATGTACGCGACCCAAAAACCAAACGCATTAAAAAGGTGTCATTTGGTGATTCAGGTGGATTGAAAGCCAAAATCAACAATCCAGAGGCACGTCGAGCATTCGCTGCGAGACATGATTGTGCCAATAAAACCAACCGTTTGAAAGCGTCATATTGGTCATGTCGCCTCCCCCGCTTTGCCAAAGCACTTGGTATCAACACAACATTTACTGGATTCTGGTGATGGATAGACTACAACAATTTATACAAGAAGCACTCAAAAACCAACCTGGTTTATGGGCAAACATTCATGCTAAACGTGAACGTGGAGAAAAACCGGCTCGCAAAGGCAGCAAAGCATATAAATCAGCAGTATCCGCTGGTAGGGAAATAAACAAATTAAACGAGGAAATCACCAACCTACAATTCCCAGATGGTTTCCAACCAGCAAAATCCGTTCCAAACGGTGGTGCTATGTGTGCTAATTGCGCTAAATGGAACGAGAAAACACAATTGTGCGAAGGCCAATACTATATTGACTGGCACGGAAACGGTGAAATACCATCCGAACCAACAAAATATGTTTGTATTTGGTGGGTAGACGAGCGAAAATAATTCCATACATATGATTAAATTACTAGACATATTGCGAGAAATAGTAACCGCTACACAAGTAATATGTGACAATTGTGGTTGGAAATGGGATATTGAGGATGGCGGAGACGATTTATATATTTGTCATAAATGCAATCACGACAATACACCCGAATCACATTAAAAATGACCCCATACACCGACATAGAGACAACCGATACCTACATCATCCGTGAATTCAACGAAAATGTAGACCCGATTGAACTACTTTGGCACCGAGATTCAGAGAGCAGAACCATCGAAATACTAGAGGACACAAACTGGCAAATCCAATTAGACGATAATTTGCCTACCTCACTGAAAGAACATATATTTATACCGAAACACGCATACCATCGTTTAATTAAGGGTGATGGTGCATTATTAATTAAAATATACAAACATGAACAAATCTGATTTACGTAACCTTATCAAGGAGGAAATTCAAAAAGTACTAAACGAAGAATCGTATGACACGTTGAGAGACTTAAAAGCAGCGGGTGTTAATCCATACAATAAAGGCGAAGTTGAAAAATATTTAGGTCGTGAGTTAGATGACAATGAATATAATGAAATGTTAGGTAGAAGAACAGGTAAACAAAAAACCATAGTTGGAAGAAGAAATGGCCGCCCATTATATTCTGACGGTAGTGTAGGATAATAAAATACATAAACATGAACAAATCTGATTTACGCAACATAATCAAAGAAGAAGTACGCAAAGTAATCAACACCACATTAACCGAATCCAATTTAAAAGACATGCTTCCGGCTGGTCCAGGCACATACAAAATTGAATTCACCACATCAAAACGTGATTCATTTGATGAAGCAACAGTTACTGTAACACAAGAGCAAATGGACCGTGCTGAGCGAATGGAAACTAGCGGATACAATTTCTGGAGAGACGCAGCAGAGGAAGCAAACTCAATGTTCACTAGCGGCGATTCAGTATTGAATGTAACCAAAATCAACTAATACATCCAGACAGATTCATAGCCTGTTGTCGATTAAATAAATTTATGGAAGCTGTGGCTCCTTACGCGAAAGCGTTTGGAGCCACACTTTATTTTACGTATATTTAAGCACAAATAAAAGTTATGAACATATTTTACATTGACAATGATCCAAAAAAAGCCGCGCAGCAACTCGCAGATGACCACATCCGCAAAATGCAAATCGAAAGCGCACAGATGTGCAGTGTCGCTCACTGGGAAAATGGCTCGAGCGCGCCATACAAAAAATCGCATATTAATCACCCTTCAACAAAATGGGTACGAGCCTCTATACACCATTATAGATGGACTATCCGTCATGGTTTAGAGGTATGTGCTGAATTCGAAAAGCGCTATGGTAAACGCCACAAAACACAAGATGTGCTGGAGTGGTTACGTGATAATGAACCGCGTTTACCCGACGTTAAATTCGTTGATCCCCCGCAATGCATGCCCGATGAGTTTAAACAACAAAACACTGTACAAGCATATCGTACATTTTATATACAAGATAAAGTTAAAATAAAACAATTGAAATGGAACAAACTAAACAATCAACCAACATGGGTAAACGAATAGTAATAGTTGGTGGAGGTGTAGCTGGAATCAATGCAGCCACTCAACTAATTGACCGTGGATATCCAGGAACATCCATCACCATTATAGACGCTGGAAAGGATCCATATCACCGCCAACCAAGTGAGGTTATGCATGGTTTCGCTGGCAGTGGTCTATTCTCTGATGGAAAATGGGTATATCTACATAACACTATTGGTGGGCAATTAGCAAAATATACCGGTGAAGAAAAAGCAGACCAGTTGATTGACGAATCTTGGCAATATATCCTACGTTTCCACCCAGAACCAGACAAAGTAATGTTTTCCAACCCGGTAGATGAGCCAGAATTCATCAAACCATACTTCAATTTACGTATGGCTCCTACATACCACATTGGTACTAATTATCTACACGATATGGGTAAACGATGGTACGATTGGTTAGTGGAACAGGGTGTTAATTTCGTATGGGAAACCAAAGTAAACGACATTGACTTCAATTCACAGGAGGTGTGGATCGACGATGACCAAAGTATCACTGGAATATCATCAATTCGATACGACAGATTAATTTACGGTACAGGTAAATCTGGTATTGACTTAACACAACAATTAATCAACAAATACGATTTACGTAAAGAACCTAAGTCGGTACAAGTTGGTGTGCGCATGGAATTACCACAAAAATACATGCAACCTATAGTTGATATATCATACGATTTCAAACTATATCAAAAACCAAACGAGCGCGTTTCATTGCGCACATTTTGCTCAAACAACAATGCAGCATATGTAGCTGAAGAAGAAACGTACGGTATGAAATCATACAATGGCCATAGCTTCAAGCAAGACGACATGATCAACAACATGACCAATTTCGGTATCATCATGGAAATTAAGGGCATCGACAACCCATTCGAATTCCAAAAGAAACTGGTGGGCAAATGTCAAGATGGCAAGAACGGGCTATACTATTCACCTGGAAAACACCGTAAACCATCGTTGAATGCAGAAGGGCACGATATGAACATTACACAAATTGACTGGATGGGATTACTTAATGTATCCGATTCATTTGAAGGATATTTCGAATACATAGTGGATTTCATCCATGACTTAAACCAAGTATTCCAGTTCGGTAACGACTATGGTATATATATTCCTGAGGTGAAATTCTTGAGCGAGGAAGTACTCGTAAACTACGATGATTTGTCATTGGTAGACTACCCGAACGTTCACTTTGTAGGCGATAGCTTATCATCCAGGGGTATTGCTGTTAGTGCAGCACACGGGGTGTTGGTGGGGTCTGCCATTTAATCATATTTATTACCATAACCACCTCAAATATATATGTTATGGAAAATGAATGGGAACAGGGCGACATCATTGAGTTCTAGTTAAACAAAATTTGGAGCCCCAATTGGGGCTTCATACATTTACAATCAAAATATAAGTTATATGGCTAAAATTGGTTTTACAGGTAGCGTATCAGTTGGCAAAACTACACTAGTAAACGCACTCAAACAATTACCTGAATTTGACGGGTATGTATTTGCTACTGAGCGTTCAAAATATTTACGTGATTTGGGTATACCATTAAACACAGATTCAACCATCAAGGGGCAAATAGTGTTCATGGCTGAACGATCTTCAGAATTACTCCACCCATCCATAATCACAGACAGAACAATAATTGATGTGATCGCATTCACTGAATTATCTCGATCCATACCATTCTATCAAAAAGCAGATTTCCGTAATTTAGCATACAATTTGATTTCGGAATACGATTACGTATTTTACATATCTCCAGATGGGGTAGAAATTGAAGACAATGGGGTACGAACAATAGATCCAGTATATAGAATGGCTATTGACAATGAAATTCGAAACATATGTCGTAAACATTCAACACAAATGAAAAACTACGCAGAATTAACGGGGTCCGTCGATGAGAGGGTGCAAAAAGTTAAACAGACATTGTTTCCCACATATTTATAACTAAAATCATATTCAAATGAAGAAAAATTACTTAATGGAAATCATTCGCGAGGAAATATCTAGTTACTTAGGTGAAAACGAACCAATGTTCGCATCACCACAAGATCAACAACGTGAAATGAATAGCATGTTGGATCAAGTAGAAAACTTGAAAAAATTACGTGATGAATTGGATGCGCAAATTGCACAATTAGAAACAATTGCAAACACGTTTAACGTAAATGAGGCTGGATTATTTGGTTTGAAAGACCCTAAAAACGCAGCCAAAGGATTTGCAGCAACTATTGACCCAGATGATGCTACAGAAAAATCACCTGAATTTCAAAGTAAATACAAAAAATTATCTGAAGAAGAAACATTGAACGAAATGCCATTCATCGGTGGTGAGAAAGGTGCAGAATTATTCGCAGCAATCAAAACGGCATCTGAAAAATTAAAAGACAAATTCCCAGACGCATCCGCAAAAGACATTTCAAAAATCATATTAAGTAAAAAGAAACGACCTGAACTTGCACCTGAAGTAGAGGACGCATTGTTAGCACAAGAGGAAAAATACGGTGACGATCCAAAATACACAGCAAATTTAGGTGGACCGCAAACAGAAAAAGCAGTAGCTAAAGCGCTAGGCGAATACGAACCAGGAGCACGTGGACGTAAAGCAACTGAAAAACCTGCAGCAGCAACTAAAGCAGAAAAACCTGCACCAGCAAAACCTGCACCAGCAAAACCTGCACCTACAAAAGCTGAACCGAAAGCGAAAATGGAACCAGAAGACAAAGCAGACGCAGCAGCAATGAGAGCGGCAGCAAGTTCAAAAGGTGGTACTACACGCGCTGAAAAATACGGTATGTTGAGAAACGAACTGGAAAGAGTTACAGCTGAACTTAAATCATTAGCTGGTTCATCAGATATGGAAACACGTAAAAAATTATCAGCAGATAAAATGCGCATTGAATTAGCAATGGATAAATTGAAACAAGTTAAAATATAATTAATACAATGAACGACAGGGTAATCCATATTAACTTATCAACGGTAATACTATTATGTATTACCCTTGTTGTTTTATTCATATCCACTAAATCTTGTGAAACCAAACCACTTGATTTAACCAAACAGAAACAACAACTCGATAGCATATCAAAAGTCATACAACACCTACAATCCAGGCAGCATAAACTGGATGGTGTATTAGTGGATCATTCACATTCAATAGACTCAATCAATCTGGTTATTGGCAAAACACAACAAAACATAATCAACATACGCTCGTATTATGATGGTAAAATTAAGAATATTAACAGTTATACTTCTACTCAACTGTACAGTTTTTTCACAAACCGATACAAATAAAATTTGCTTGCCATATAAAACGGCACAAAATGTAGCAAAAGATTTGATTCAATGTGACGCTATCCGAGCAGAACTAAACGAGACCAACCAACTGGTATCCCACCAACACTCACTTATATCATTGAAGGACAGTGTGATATCAACATACCATGAAAAAACAATCAACTACCAAAATCAAATAACACAATATAACCAAATCATCACCATTCAAGACAATGTGGTGTCGCAGTTGGAAACAGAAAACGACTCATTAAACGAAAAACTGTCGTTTTACCAAACAGCCACTGGTTATTTAACTGGTGGATTGGTTGCGGTGATAGGTTTACTTACATTCATTGTAACTACAAAATAGATGGAAGAAGGCAAGAAAAGTTTACGCGAAATAATCAAGGACGAGTATATCAAGTGTGCAACATCACCAAGCTACTTCATGAAAAAATATTGCTACATCCAGCATCCAAAACGCGGACGTATCCAATTTAACCTATACCCATTCCAGGAGAAAGTACTTACCCTATTCCAAGAAAACCCGTACTCCATTGTACTCAAATCTAGACAGTTAGGTATATCAACACTAGCGGCTGGATATTCATTGTGGTTGATGTTATTCCATCAAGACAAAAATATACTTTGTATCGCAACCAAACAAGATACCGCCAAAAACATGGTAACCAAGGTAAAATTCATGTACGATAATTTACCAACGTGGTTAAAGGAAAAAGACAAACCAACCGAATTCAACAAACTCACCCTCCGCTTAAACAACGGTTCGCAAATCAAAGCAACATCCGCATCATCCGATGCCGGTAGATCTGAAGCAGTATCTTTGCTACTAATCGATGAGGCAGCGTTCATCAACAACATCGGTGAGATATGGGCATCAGCACAACAAACATTAGCAACTGGTGGGGGCTGTATAGCACTTTCCACTCCATATGGTACCGGTAACTGGTTCCACAAGACATGGGTTGGTGCTGAATTAGGTGAAAACAGTTTCCTTCCCATCCGCCTCCCATGGCAAGTTCACCCTGAGCGAAAACAAGAATGGCGCGACAAACAAGACGCCGATTTGGGTCATAGAATGGCAGCACAAGAATGTGACTGTTCATTCTCCACATCCGGTGACACCGTATTCTACCCAGAGGATATAGCATTCTACGAGCAATCATTTATCCGTGAACCACTAGAGAAACGCGGCATTGACCAAAACCTGTGGATATGGGAACCAGCTGACTATTCACGCAACTATTTAATTGCGGCTGATGTGGCTCGAGGCGACGGGAAAGATTATTCAACATTCCATATCATCGATGTTGAAAACTTCACCCAAGTTGGCGAATACCGTGGGCAATTAGGCACAAAAGAATTTGGTCATTTACTAGTGGGTATTGCCACTGAATATAACAACGCATTATTAGCAATTGAGAATTCATCCATCGGTTGGTCTACAGTACAAACTGTAATTGAACGTGGATACCCAAATGTATACCATACACCTCGTGGTAGCATTTCCAACTCATTCTTCGATCCATTCATGGACACCAATAAAATGACTGCTGGATTCTCATTAACCCAGGCAACACGACCTATTGCCATAGGAAAGTTTCAAGAGGCTGTGACAGACAAAAGTGCTATCGTATATTCCGCTAGATTGCTTGAAGAAATGAAAGTGTTCATATGGAAAAACGGTAGACCGGAAGCACAAACTGGATACAACGATGATTTAATCATGGCATTTGCTGTGGCCTGTTATTTACGTGAGACGTCATTTAAAATGAGGCAACAAGGAATGGACATGTCTCGCAGTATACTTAACAGTATGGCTACATCTGCCAATCCATATTCTGGAGGTTATTCAACAAACAACAATCCAAACCCATACAATATCCAAAACCCATATGGTGGTGATGAGAATATTTCGTGGTTACTTTAAATATATTTAAACAAAAACAAACATGGCAGAAGTTAATTTACTTTCCCGACTAAAACGGTTATTTTCAACAGATGTAGTAATCCGCAACGAGGGCGGAGGGCTCAAAGTAATGGACATAAACAAAATCCAGCAATCTGGTAAATACGAAACGAACTCACTAGTTGACCGATTTAGTAGAATATGGACAAACACACACACCTCCATATATGGTTACCAAAGTAGCTTCAACTACCAAACACTACGCCCCACATTGTATTCAGAATACGATGCAATGGATACTGACGCAATTGTAGCATCCGCATTGGATATTATCGCTGACGAAAGTACATTGAAAAACGATATGGGCGAGATACTTCAAATCCGCAGCTCGGACGAGGAAATACAGCAAATACTATACAATTTATTCTACGATGTATTGAATGTTGAATTCAATTTATGGCCGTGGGTTAGAGGTATGTGCAAATATGGTGATTTTTTCCTCAAACTGGAAATATCCGAAAAATTCGGCGTATACAATGTCATCCCATTCAACGCATTCCATATTGAGAGACAAGACGGATATGACCGCGATCATCCATCATCCGTTAGATTCAAATTCCAACCAGATGGTGTATCATCACCTTCAAACTATGGCTACTACAATGTACCTAATTCAGCAAATCAAGCAAACGATGTATATTTCGACAATTACGAGATGGCACATTTCCGCTTATTGACCGACACCAACTTTTTACCATATGGTAGATCGTATTTGGAGCCGGGCCGTAAATTATTCAAGCAATATACAATGATGGAGGATGCTATGTTGATTCACCGTATTGTACGTGCACCTGAAAAACGTATATTCTATATTAACGTGGGGAATATAGCGCCAGCTGAAGTGGAAAACTTCATGCAAAAAACAATCAGCAAAATGAAACGCACCCCGTACATTGATCAACAAACGGGTGACTACAACTTAAAATACAACATGCAAAACTTACTGGAAGATTTCTATATTCCGGTACGTGGAAACGACAACAACGCAACTAAAATCGATAATTTAGGTGGTTTACAATACGATGGAATCAAGGATGTAGAATACTTACGCGACAAATTATTTGCAGCACTTAAAGTACCTAAAGCATTCATGGGTTACGAAAAAGACTTAACCGGTAAATCAACGTTAGCGGCTGAAGATATTCGTTTTGCGCGCACTATATCTCGTATCCAAAGCATCATGGTATCCGAATTAACCAAAATTGCATTGGTGCATTTATATTCACAAGGCTACACTGACGAAAATTTAACCAATTTCGAATTGACATTAACTAATCCGTCAATTATATTCGAACAAGAGAAAGTAGCATTGTTGAAAGAGAAAGTGGAATTAGCCACATCAATGATCGACAACAAAATATTCCCAACCGATTTCGTATACGAACATTTATTCCAGCTTAGCGAGGACAAATTCGATGAATATAGAGACTTGATCCTACAAGATGCTAAGCGTAAGTTTAGAGTAAATCAAGTAGAGAACGAAGGAAACGACCCACTCGAAACTGGTAAGTCATATGGTACACCACATGATTTAGCATCGCTATATGGGCGCGGTAGATACGAGGAAGGTGAGGTGCCTGAAGGATACGACGAGAAAAAACCACTTGGTCGCCCTGAAGAAAAAGTAACTGCCCATCT